CGTGCTGGAGCGGGCGATGGCGATTGAGCAGGTGGTCCTGGTGGAAGCAGAGAAGGTGGTGGCCGAGCGGTCTTGGTTTCAAGGCCTCTCCTCCATCGTCTCGACTCTCTACACTACCGCTTCGACCATCTGGAAGAGTGGCTACGAAGCCGCCCACGTCCCGGACTATCAAGGTCTGAGCGCGTCGGAGGCGCTAAAGCTGTACAACGCAGCACACAGGATGCCCCGGGCCAACAACGCGGCCAAGGCGAGCATCTGGAACTTGTTCCAACCACCCACCCAGGATACTTCGATGGATCCACCGCAGATCACCGAACTCTGGTCTGTGATCTGCCGCTCACTCATGAGCTGGCCGGTGGCGCAGGACAAGTACGCAGCTACTCTATCCCTAGTCAGCCGCAATCAGCGGGTCGACTATTCACAATTGGCACAATTCGTCGCCAAGCGCTGGGGCAATCTGGCAGACCTCGCAGACCACACACACGCGGTGGCCGGCGAGGACTTCCACCCCCTGCGCACAGTCGCCAGCAGGGCTTCAGACCGCTTCCAAAAGAACTATGGGAGCGCGACGATAGTCCTAGGCGTCGGCCTGGTCGCATTCCAGGCTTGGCGCTGGCGCTGGGCCATGGGCAAGGTGTTCACCTTCACAATGCCCGCGGCTAGGTTCGCCGGCCGTCGCCTCTTCTCCTGCAGCTCGCAACCCACGACTGTCGAAGAGGCGGCCGCCCACATAGCGTCCATCCCCGGCTATTACTGGCCGGCCCAATTCGCCGGAGCCCTCACGGGCTTCGTCGGCTTCTTCGCCGTGTATTCCGCTGTCCTCTGGGGCAACGCTTTCATCGAAGAGGTCGCCAAGATATGCATCTGCCGCGTGTCCAACAAACACGTGGCAGCTGGCATTCTAGGGGCGATGGACGTGGGCGCTAGAATTACCGAGGGGGCCACCTACAACGGCCCCCTCGCACTGATTTGCCACCTGTACCTCCAGTACAGACTGCACCTCCACTTCATGGATTGCAGCGACTCGGTGATCTCACGAACCAACAGACACGCACTGTACAACGGACTTGTCGCGCCTATCTTAGGCTTCGGGGTCCAATCTACCGGGGAGGTCATCCCCCCCGGCCACCAACGCGCCAATGAGATTACCCCTCGCAATCTCAGGCAGATGGGCGATGCCTGTAAAGCAGCCGGTGCTTACGTGACCAAATCGGTCTCGGCGAGCATCGACTGCCTGCAGCACGTCCACTGGTTACTCAACCGCGTTGCCGACGCCATCCGCGCGTTGCCTCCCGTCCCCACCTACACTAGCCTTCTCAGCGCATCAGCCGCCTGTCTGGCTATCGGGACGTTCTTACACCTCTACCCTGTCACTCCTAAGGCGGAGCCCCCGACCAATCCAGACGGGCAATCACGTGCTGTGAAGATGCCCAAGGAGAAGGCGGACCTAAATGATTTCGATCATAGGACAGCCGCTCTCGAGGTGTCGGGTATGGTCCAACAAGGTAAGAAAGTCTGGGTGACCCCAGACACTTACATGGACCACCCCGGCACTGGCGTTTGGGTGACCTCGGTGTGCACCACTATGTGCGACGTGTCCCCGATAGCGCCAGGCAACAAGATCCTGACCTCAGGGGACGCCCCCGTGTGCACCGCCGACAGGTCCAGGGGCTACCAGTGCCTCCTCCCGCTAGTCAACCGGCTAGCGGTGTATTCTTTCGCCTCCTGCTACTGCAACCTCGTCAACTGTTTCTCCAACAGGATGGCCGGGGTGCCCGCCCGATACAAGGCGGCTTACGACGCAGACCCTACCGGAGCTACGTATTACAACGAGCGCAACCTGGTTCGCAGGAACTGGCAGGTGGCCATTCCAGCCCTCGACGTGTATTCAAAAGTCTACACGGGGCTGGTGGCCCGCAAGGAGGTGTGTAAGCTCGACCTCAACGAGTGGCTGAAACGCTACCCGTCGAAGATGGGCCAGACGATCTTGGCCAACTGGCTGACCCGTGACGTGCCGCGCACAGTCATGAAGGCTATGGTCAAGTTCGAGAAAAACGTCGCCAGAGACCCAGACTTCGGCAAGCCCAAGTTTGCCGGCATCATGGCCCTGGACGACAAAAAACACGTGAGGGGCATCTCAATCCCGGCCTTGGAAGCAAGGGCGGAGGTGGGTCCCTCATGCCACTACGCATCTAAAGCCTGGGCTGTCAACCGCAGCGGCAGGATGCTTTACGCCGTGGGAACGGTGGAGTGGCAACGAGCCGACTGGTGGGACGCCGCGCAAGTGGCGGACGACCTTATGTTCGCCGCCTACGCAGGCGACAACATCCTATTCGCCATAGGACCGGCTTCAGACCGGAGGGCCCTGTGCGTGGACATCAAGAGGATGGACATGCACGTGGACCCTCTGGCGGGGGGTAGGTCAGCCATTGGCTGGCTGACCCTCCTCGGGGAGCAAATCGCGGCAGACTTCTTTGAGAAGACGGTGAACCCCAAGTACAAAGTCCACGTGGCCAGCGCCACGTTGGAGGCCGAGATCGAAGGCACCCAACCCTCGGGGGCCGGCCACACAACACTCAACAACAGCCAAGGCGTGGATGTTCCCATCCACGCCCTGGAACAACACGATCTCAACATCTCGGACGACGACCTCGAAGTCGTCGTCAGAGGCTGCTTCAGCCACTTCGGCTTCGTCATAACTTACGACTGCGTGCACCTAAACGAACGTCCCCTGGACGTGGAATTTCTTCAGCAGAGGTTCTACCTGGCCCTCGACGGCGCGACCACACGTCGCGTCCCTGGCAACAGGATCGGCAGGATCTTAGCACGCACCTTCTGGACTGACAAACCTCTCAACTTGAATAAGAAGAAAGGATTTCTCAGAGGGGTGGCACTGGGTTTGGAAAAATCCAACAGACACGTCCCCATCATCAATGACCTACTACACAGGATCCTGGAGCTCACATCCTCCGTCGCAGCATACTACGACGAGGATACCATGAAGAAGCTGCGCTGGAAGGCCGAAACGGACTTCGAGCCAATAGCCTTCAACGAGCACCCAGGCAGTGAGCAGGAAATAGCCGACCACATCGGCCGACCTGTCACGGAGATCCAAGAGCTCAGGGCACACATCAGAACCATGCCCCTCTTCGGTTTCTTGAACACGCCATCGACCCAAGATCTTGTCGAGGCATTCTTAGACTGGGATTTATGACTAGGCGTAGCTGGCGACGACCGATTATGTCGTTATGTCGCTACACAACAAACGCAAATCTACAGGGAGCCACAGGCTCTCAAAGCCAAATCATGCGCAACAAGCATCTGGAAACACTGTGAAGGGGGCCTACGCCCCCAAACAAGCAAAATTGAGGGTTGGGGACTGGGAGAAAATGGTCACCAATCCTTGGGGCTCGAGGTGCGTTCGCACCCCGAGCGAGTCCCCGTTTACGGGGGCTGCGAGGATGTTCACTCGAACCCTAACAATAGCATCCTCGGGCCCAAAATCGAGGTTCGCCCTGACAGCCAGGCCGAACCTACAGGACACTCTGGCCCTCCAGAGGTCTCTCCCTATAAGACTGCCGCGTGGTGGGTCGCTCTTCTCGCAGACGATCCACCCCACCGGAGACACCTTCAAGACTGGCACAGCCACCGACGGCTCCGTGCTGGCCGGCGAGCTGCAGGTCAGGAACGAAGACGACCAGAGATTGGGCGAACTCGAGACCGTGTTCGACCAGTCGGCTGGTATCTGCTACTGGCCAATTTCAATGCAAGCAGCAGACAAATTCGACTTCGCTGTTCTAGGGGGGGGCACAAAAGCCTTCCTCTACCAGCGGAGCCTCGCCGGAGTTTGGTCGCTCACGGCGGGCTTCTCTCTTACCACGGGAGGAGCCGGTTCCAACCTGACCTTGTCGGAAGACACCACGGGTTTTGCCGTCACAATCAATTCCCCGAACGACAGACCTTATGTCCTTCAATTCAACAACTTCAGCGTCTCCGAACCCGCTTTGGGGGTGGAGGGGTGCTACGACTTCTTCACCACAGATGCAGTCACTCTAAGTCAGGTAGCTACCTACCGCGTCACCGCACTCTCCGTCTTGGCCACCTTTACAGGCAACCAGTTCAACGACGGGGGGGTCATCGCCGCGGCCCGAACCCGGGCGGGCTACTTCTACCCCGGGCAACCTTACGAGTCTCTTACGAGACTCACAGACCACCGCTATTATGGCAAAGCCAAAGAAGGCGCCTACGCGTGGTGGCTCCCGTACTCATTACAGGAGCTGAACTTCAAGAGGCCGTTCACCTCGCAAGACGAGACAGAACTCCGTATCGCCGGAATTTTCGACGATACGGACGGCCAGCTGCAGATCACTGTCAGCATGGTTGTAGAGTTCTACTCTCCTCTCCAAATATTCGAACACAAACCGGGTCCATCACTTACGGATGCGTTCCAGGCAGCATACCATGCTATGGACACATTCCCAGCGGCCACGTGCAACCCTGCCCATACCAAGATCCTCAAGGGAATCCTGGGCAAGGCGGCCGATGGAGCCCGAGGGGCGGCCAAAATAATGCTCTCTCACCCAGAGCTATTGGCAGCCCTGTTGGCAGTCTAACACACATAAGACCAGCAAAATACGGCGAGACTGAGGAGTCTGCCGGAGTTCCAGCGTGCACAAGTGCCGGCCTACAGGTCGGTATGCCCAGAACTTACTAAAT